TAGCAGCACCAATATACGAGATCGTTACATTTCCAGTAGACGTATTAATTCCAATATCACTTCCTGCAGTAATGCTGGTTACAATCCCAGCAGCTGGTGTTGATCCTAGACCAACAGCAGCATACAGTTCAATAAAGTTACTGTTAATCTTTTCAGCACCAACTATAAGGGTATCCCCGGTGTCAGTATTAGCACCGGTTCCCGTATTAATACCTTGGTATGCCATCTACTAGATCCTTTTGTATGTTTTATTTATTTTAAACAACGTAGTTGTTATTCTTAAGTGGTTTTTCTCTTTGAACCAGAGGTGAGGTTGTGATACCTGAATAAGGATTCGGAGTGAACTCCAAAGCATTCTTAAGATTTCTATTCAAGAATTGGATCTTACCCCAACTAAATTCACCGAAGGCAAATTCTTCATTCATCACACCATTCGTCGAACCGAACGAAACGTTATTCACCTCTACCACTCTTAGAGTAGTGGTAAATCCTATACTTGGAATGTTCTTAGTTACCTTGTAAGACTTGGCAACTTGGTAGATACCATCAAAGTTATTCTGAGTATAGGAATTTGAAAGATTGACTGTAAACCAATCACCAACTTTCAAAGCACTAACAGTAATGGCTGTTCCCACGATAGTGGTATCTCTTAAGTAGGAATTCATAGGAATGAAGAGTTCCAGAGTTCCAAGACCACCAGTAGATTGAGCATAACCAACAATCTGACCTTGATCTCCGAAGTAGGAATTGACCCCCACGTTTTCAATTCTTACACTAGGAACTTCTACCTGAACGATAGGTGCCTGAGTGTATCCCGTACCAGCGTTGGTAATGGTATATGATGTAACACCACCACCTGTTACGTTAGCAGTAGCTTCGGCTCTTACACCACCAGGGATATCAGGAAGAGAAATTGATACTGTAGGAGTGAAGGTGGAATATCCAGATCCGACCAGGGTCGCAGTAATAGATGTTACACTAGTAGTTCCAATTCCAGTAGTTGCAGTTGCACCCACAATAGAATTTTGATCAATAATGTCAATCCTATCTTGATATTCAAGAAGATTTGTTTCATTAGTAGAATTAAAGAATGGTCTTGCTGCATTAGTATAAGCAAACTGACTGCTTGGACCCACGTAAGAAATCAGATAAGCAGCAGGTTGAATGAATGGTTCATACTCAACTCTATCTTTGGTGACGAATTGACCATTGATAACAATATCATTTTGTTGCTTACACCAGGTAACTGGTCTGACAAGTGAGGTATTAGTGGTAACCCCAGGTCCATCATATGCAAAGGTTCTAACTGTATCGATAGTTGTGATACCTGTAACAGTTCTGGGTTCTTGCATGAAACCAAAACTTTGACCCTTCTTATAGTCATTCACCAGTTGTAAGGTGTCACCAACTTTTACAGTCTCAAAGATGTCAACCAGAACAACGTCTACATCAGGAGTACCTTTGTAGAAGATGATCTTAGACGTGTCACCCTTCTTAGGAGGTTCTGTAAATTCAATAACTGAACCACCGTTGAACTTGTAAGCCTGATTGGGAACCTGAGGAATATCATTGATAGTAACAATTAAACATTGTGCAAGATTAATTAGTGATCCTTCTGTAACTTGAATAGCAAATTGTTGTCCTGCAATTTCAAGATTGAATTTCTTCTGAACACCATCAAACTGATCATCCAGAGCATCAAATGTATCAAGCTCACCAATGGTAAATCCATTGAAGGTATCGCGATAGACATCACTGACTGACAGTTGGAACTGATTGAAGTCAGCTTGACCAGTGGTAAGGATACCAGTTGTACCACCTACAGATACAGTTAGGACTTCACCCTCTCTATATCCAAATCCTTGACTTACAATATCAAATCCGATAACACTAGATCCCTGTCCAACTACAATGTCAGCACGAGCACCGGTACCCACTCCTGAAATACCTGGGGCATAAACAAGAGGGATACTTGCGTAAGGAAGAGGTCTATCAATTACAATTTCAGGAGGACTATCAGGATTCAGATTAGCACCAATGAATGATGTTGTGATAGCAACAATATGTCCATTCTGAACTGTTGCAGTTCCAATATTGACAACAGTTGTGACACCAACAGTAGATACGGCATAACCAACATTCACAGTCTGGACCCCGACTCTATAACCTGATCCACTATTACCAATCGCGATTGATGTGATGGTTCCTGCAATCGAAACGAATGCCGATGCACCAGCACCAATTAGAGGTTGATAACCCATACCAGGTGTAGAACCAACCGCAGTAATCTGACCACCTCTAGGAATAGTAGCCTTGTTAGGATCATCCTCGGAGGATACACTGTCACCCAGATATGTGATACTGGTAACTCCGGCTTGCTCTGTTAAGCTAAAGTTACCTAAGGTTGCTTGTGCACCTTGGGGTTCCTGAAGGATGTTAGAGTTAAGGATAATCGCCTGTTGTGTGGAGAAACCGGTTACATTAGCTCCATTTTGAAGGAGACTGAAGTTCTTGGTTTGACCATTAAACTGTAACTGAATATTATCAAATGTGTAGTTGGTTTCGTAAGTACTTTGTTCACTATCCTTAATACCACTCCTCATAAAGGTTCTACCTTGGAATGAGGAGTAAGTGGTGATACCAACCCAGTATCTTTCGTCAGGAGCACCAGTTGTGGTACTCAGAGGTGTCTTACCGTAAGGTGCCTCAACAAAATGAACTGTGCTATCTACAATATTGTAGTTACCACCCATAAGTTCTACTGATGACCCAGCCAGGTGAGTTGCAATACCGGTACCCATCTGAGCTCTAAGAACCCTTACGTTATTAGTTGCACCAACACCGATATCCTGAATAAGCATCAATTCTTGGTCAATCTTGAGAAGATCATTCGCTTTAAAGGAAACAGCTGTTCCAACTAAGAAATCAACGTCAAATAAAATGTCATTGACAAGAGTTGTGTTGTTTTGGGTCTCAGTAACCGGTGCTTGGATCATATTATCCAATGCAAGAAGGGTTCTCGCATTTTGATTAGTTGATGTAAACTTGTGGAAGGTTCCAATACCCAAATCAGTCAAATCAAGTAAAGTGGGAGGAACAGTAAGAGCATCAAAGGCACTCTTGGCTAATCCGATGTTGACTTCATTAAATTTGACTGCATATACTGTCGATGGTAATTTATCAGTCGAAACACCGGCAACAGTGGTTGTTCCAATACCGATTGCATTGGCTGTGGACAGATTAGAGTTCTCATAGGCATATTTGAGTTCTTCACCTGTCACAAAATAGTGATTTGGAAGTTTGAACTGATTAGTAGTCAAATTGACATCAGTTGCACTATTTCCTTCAAAAATTCTTTGGAAAATAGGTTTATCGTCTGATAGTAGTTTAAAGTTCTTCTTAGTATCATTAGCGGTGCCGGTGTAGGTACCGAATTGTGAGAATAAGACGTTACTATCAATAGTAATCGAAGAAGGACCAACAATATTGTCAAAGCTCTTCATTGCGATACCAAAGGCCCTTACATTTACGTCAATTCCGGCGTTTGGAGTGTAAACTAGGTTTGTGGTAGAACCAGTTTTGGTAACACCGACTGTACCGAGGCCAACGTTAGTAACAATGTCACCATACTTGACAAAGGCCTCATTACTGACCGAATCAAGGATAGCAAACTCAAACATCTCATATTCATTGTTTGTTGTATCTTGAACTTGAACAATAAAGTATTCAGAAGCAAAAGGATTGTTATAACTGGCCACTAAGTTGGCCGTAGGAGATCCAGAGGCAGCAATATTAACATCATAAGAGGAAAGATTTGAAACAATCAAACTTTCTGTTCCAACACCAGTTCCACCTGCTGCAATCTCGACAATACTACAGTCAGCAGTCAGTGCCGTACCTACATTAGGAACAAATTCAACAATAACGTTAGATCCATCGATATATGTGTGATATGTACCAAAACCGGAGAGACCAGCCAATCCTTGGTTGTTGTCCATATCTCCATAATGTAGACTTTCTACTTTAGTACCATTCTGAAGTAGATTTAACTCATTAAAGAAGTATCTCTGATTAGTATCTTCAAACTGGGCCAAAATTTTGGCAGATCTTACAGTTGTAGGGAATGTAGCAACTGTAGTTGCAGTTCCCACAGGTACAGTAGTGGTTGTAGCAGCAATAGATACAATATTACCAACTGACGTAGATCCAATACCGGCAATCAGTGTAGATCCACTGAAAGTCTGGAAGGAGACCTGATAGTTATTGTAAGTTGGCAGTGTAGGGAAGAAAGTCAGTCCCCACTCACTAGATCCGATGGCAATGTATCCATAAGAACCAAGTGGTTTACCATTATCGATAGTTGCATACTGACTTGCATAACCATCGGTACCGTCTTGAACCAGATTTACAATACTAAACTGTTTTCTATTTCTAGCTTCGTTATCTGTTGCAAGAGTAAGGATTTTGTTCCACTTGAACTTATCATCAAAGATACCAACGATTGAGTATTCAGTTTCTCTTGGGTTACTATCAAATTCATTTGAGAAGTCATCAATTTTAAGAACTCTATTACCCTTTGCCTCGAAGTAATCGAGCAAAATTCTATTTTCAAAGACAATCAAATCCGAAACTACTTTGTTACCGGAGATATTGACAGTTCTTTCAGTAGCACCATCAAAATCGGGATAACACCAGGTTTCTACCTCACCAATCAAGTCAACTACAGTTGAGATTTCTACCTCAATAGCAGTTGCAATACCAGGAGCGTTATTGTCAATTACCAGGTCTGCAAACTTCTCAAAACCAGCTGTGTGGTTCAAAGAACTTACAGGATCATTCCAGGTATCGTAAGGAATTCTAGACTTAAGTGAATAAGAGAAGTTTTGGTAATACTCATTGTTAGGAATTACCTGTAGGTTGTCATTTAGGAAACCAGAGTTGGTTTGCCAACCATAGATGAATGTTGCACCGACACCTAGAGTGATGGTAGAGTCATAATCAATTGAAGATTTGATCTTACCTTGATTACCAGATGTCTCAGACCTAATAATAGTTCCAACTTCAAAATCTTGTTCAGATGTAATAAACAAATAATCACTAACATCATCAAATCTCTCAACGACACCTTTACGAGGACCATTGACAACATCTTCTCCGGTAAGGAAGGGTTTTGTTACTACAACTGGCTCAAAGATTGGGAAATATGTCTCAGGTGTGACTGAACCAAATCCAAAAGTCGTGACTTGACCTGGTTCCTCATTAGGACCAAGTAACTTAGCCAGACTGTATTCAATGTAAGATCCAGAACCACCTAACTTGGGATCAAGAGCAGTAACTTCAAATAATTTGTAATCATAGTTTTCTGAGTTATAACCCCTTCCATTAGTGCTAAAACCAATAGGTACGTTTTCTACAAGAACACTCTCACCAACCTTGAATGGCCACTCCTCAGGATCACTAAACTCATTGGAGAAGTCCAGACGAACAATCTTAGTGGCTGGAGTATATCTAACTGAACTAATGTTAAATCCGTTAGTGTTGTTTACCGGAATGATGTCAGGAGGAACATTATTCAGTGAGTTTGTATTTTGAATAATCTTTACAAATCTATCCCCTAATTCATAGAATAGAATTGCATCATCGATTGGCTTCTCAGTAACAGTATCAACGACAACCAAATCAGGTGCTTGACTGTAGTTTACACCAGCAGAAGCGATACCAATCTGTTTAAAGCTACCAAGTGGTTCAACCTCTAGAACTTGAGGAAGATTACCTACAGCATTCAGAGTGGTGTCAGAAGGATATCCAAATCCAATATTATTCAGTTTTGTTTGTAAAATACTTCCAATTGTTTTACTAGTTGGTTTCAGTAATGCACCAGTTCCTAAACCACTTAATACTCCATTGTAACCAGGAAGTGATCTATAACCAGTTCCCTCGTCTAAAGCATTTACTCTTGCAATAGGACCAAAGGCATTCAATGATGCGGTCTTATACGACAGTCTTGCGTTCGTGGTTCCATAAGAGACTACGTTATCGTCATCAAATGGAATGTTATAATTGAAAGTATCTGATGTAAATCCAATAACATTATATCTACCATCAAACTTATTTGGAATCAGGTTCAAACTGTTAAAATTAGGTACAGTCGGATCCTCAAATAATCTAAGTTTTACAGGAGGAATAATGTCGAGGTTGTCTGGAACAAAACCATAATATAGAACAGAGGGAATATCATCTGTAATCTCAATATTCAAGAAAGCTGCGGTATCTACACCTACAGTACCATTGGTGGTTACTTGGAATTTACTGGTCTGTTTAGTTGTCCAGAATTTGTTTACCTTCTGGAAATCACTATAGATATACATCTCAAAGGCTGCATAATCTACACCCTTATCAGTAAATGCTAAAGATGGATCAGACAGATTAAACTTAAGGTTTGTACTCTCCTGAATAGGGACACTCGGATTGATTCGTGAGAGAGTAGCAGTTTGAGCAGAACCAACATTGATAAACTTAGGATCTTCACTCTCTAGTTCTACTTGATCAGTTACTAACTTAATAGTGTCTCTGTCGAATGCAAAGACATAATACATATTCTCATCTACCAGACCCTCAGAAGCAGTATTGGTGTCATTTGTGGCAGAATAGATGATCTTATCACCAGTGTTATACTTATTAAATGGAACTTCAAATGTATTAAGAGTAGTGTTGATACCAGTGACTTCTACTAAATCGGGATCAAATACAAATCTTCTGTTATAGTCATTGTAAACAACTTTAATTTCATTGGTGATAGTAGGATTAACATCAATAGTAACGATGTCACCCCTCTTCATACCATGGGTTACTGCAGTTGAAACAGTAACGACATTCTGAGAAACCCTTCCACTCAGAACTTGCTTGATATTGGTATTGAAACTGTGATAGCTACCAAGTCCAACTTTATCCTCAAACCAGAGGAGTGCACCTGCCTCAGAATTAAGACCAACATATACACCTTCAGAATTTACTCCTACAGGTTGCGAAGAAATACCAATGTAGTCTTTTGAGAATGGGATGGCAAAAATATTTCTTGTTTCTGTCAGATCATAGATGGGAGTGTCATTTACACCACTCCAAACCTGTAGACTGGTACCACCATTGGTATAATAAACCATGGGAGTATTGATCGCCAATCTGTGATCAGGAATAAAGACCTGTTGTGGATTAATTCTTACTTGAGTAACACCTACACCAGGATTAGAGAAGGTTAAAGTTGTAATACCACTGGTAGTGGAGGTTCCGATACCCACAGACTCATTAGGTGTAAAGTAGAATTGTCTATTTGTTATCAAAGATCTTTGTGTGGTAATACCACCAGCACTGAACGTGATCTTTCTAGGATCATCACGTAAGAGAGTACCTGGTGCATGAGTGACAGCTAGAGTGTTATTAACACCTCTCAGAACTCTAATTCTACCAGAAGGAGGGTCAATGTTGAGAACCTTCATCTGTTCTCTTTCACATCTCAGGATATCATTGACTCTAATGAAGTTTGGATCCAGAGAACCACTTACGTAAATGTAAGTCTGGATACCAGTTTGAGTATCAGTTCCGACACCAACTGTCAAATAGAATCTTTCACTGGTTACACCAATTGTATAAGCAGCCTCAAAGTTCTTATAGAAACTAGAAAGAGCGTCAATGTTAATGATATCTCCAGGGAGGAAGTCATGGGGTGCAGAAGTAAATCCAATGAATCCATTTACAGATCTAGCTCCACCAAACTCTACGTTTGGAACAACAGTAGAAGCAAGACTGATAGTGTCAACTTCTTTACCTTTTAACTCAGAAACCTTATAACTGACGTTTCTACCACCAGTGTCAGTATTGTTGAATAGAACGGGATCTCCAACCTGATAATCAGTTCCTGATGAAAGGATTTCTAAATTATCTACTGTTCCAACCGCGGTTGCAGTAATGTCTACTGACTGATTTCTAACCAAATCAGAATTGTAGATATAATCGTATTGTGAGTCACCAGCTCTAGTATAGTAGAACTTAGTGTTTCTAAACCATGAATCAGTGGTGATATTGTATTCTACCTGGTTAGAAGAGGGTCTATAGTTGAATGCCTCTGGTAAAGAATGATATTGATTACCAATTACATAAGGGAATACAGGTCTTCTGTATTTGTTGAAAGGTCCAGACGAATCTAAGCTGTCAGAAATAGTACAGAAGTATGCATAGATACCATTAGGATAATCAGGAGTGACACAGAATCTACCATTTGAAACATCAAGATCACCATCTCCAGTGTAAATGAAGTCATCAACAAAGAATCCGTTTTCAAACGCATCATAGGAGGGTCTGTTGAGGGGAGTACCTTTCAGTTTATAACCACTCTCCATTCTCTTGATTCCACCGGAACCATCAATATTAGCAAATCCATAAGGACCGTAAATGGGATTACCATCATACGCCCAACCAACAATAGGAGAGTGGAAGGTGTTTGTCTCTTCCTCACCACCAGTATTGAGAGTAAGATCAAAAATACCAAAATTAATGTTATCCTCTTCAAAACCACTGATTGTAAATAGTGATTCCCTCAGGGGTCTAGGGGCATAAAATGCTGCGTATTGAAGAGATGTATTGTTGATATTCTCATCTACTACCGTATCACTGTCACCAATGTTGTCGAAATACTTCTCAAACAGGTTGACATTCCAAGCTCTAATATTTGTTTGAGTTCTTGCACCTAAACCCGCTGCGGTAACCCCGATAAAGGTCTTACCTACCTCATATCCGGCTCCACCTTTTCTAACAATAACTTCAGTGATTTTTCCCTTCTCAACAATCGGAATAAGTACAGCGAAATTGCCAGTCTCACTTTCAATAGAAAGATTCGGAGGAGAATTATAACCAAATCCTCCACTATCTACAATCACCTCACTAATTTGTCCATTGTTAATGATAGGTACTAATTTAGCTTTTTCTCCTGCAAAATATGTTACTTCCGGTTGTCTATTAAATTCAATAATAGTTGATGCACCATAACCTACCCCACCATCAGTTAAATTAATAGTTTCAATTGAACCTCTAAAGATGGCTTGGAGTTTTGCCTCATAAAGGAGAATATTGCCGATGAATGGGTCATCACTGATCAACCAGTTAGATGCAGGACTTACCTCAACATAGAATTCTTCTGTAGATGTGCCTTTATTAGTAATCTCGGCTAAACCACCATCAGGACCAGTCCATGCAAGAGTAGCAACAGGTGTGATAATATTTTCTTCAATTGGAGATTCAATGACAAAGAGTTCTTGGAACTCCTCAACGAATGTTTTATCAAATGATGCCGCAGCACCTTCAACTTCAACCTTAATCTCAGGATAGTTAAACGTTCCTCTTCCTGCATTGGTGAAATCAATGATGATATCACTGTCATAATAAAAATCTCTGGGAACAGATTTAGTTCCAATTTCTGTCAGAGCAAATTCATTGTCATTAATCTTTTTGACAAAATATTCCTGTCCCTTCTTGAGAGAAGTGATGGATTCTTGAGAACCTTGTGGAGTAAAATCATAAACCACAACTTCCTTAGACTCATATCCATGATTGGGAATCTGAACGTAATTAGAAGCGGTATTAACACCGATAGGTGGGACTTCTCTTTCTTTGTTTTCGTAACCAGAGCCAGGATTAGTAACTACTACACTTGATACAACTTGTTTTAAATCAGTGGCAGTAAAGTATTGTACTCCATCTCCCAATCCAGTAAGATTGACTGTATTGATACCTGCAAACCCGTCAGGTTTAGTAGGATGAAGAGTCATTGACTTTTGACCAGTCACAAACACAAAATATTCACTATCAGTTGTCAGACCAACAATACCTTTTGTACCTCTAGGCTCATAAATTACTCTTTCACCGTCTTGGAATCTATGATCTTCTTCAAAGACAATCTCATTAGTGAGAATTCTTACGTCATCGACAAAATTAGCAATAAATGAGTTAGAAAGTTGAACCGAGACCATTCTTGGTTCGGCAGCTGCTCCAATACCATTTCCACCAGTGATTGTAATGGTAGGGGTCTCTTGATATCCCATACCAGTATCAACTACTTGTAGTTCAATTAGAGAACCTACGACGTTGGCAAAACCTGTGGCACCAGTACCTACCTCATCCACAATCTGCATGATAGGTGGGTTTATGACATCATAGCCCTGACCACCAGATGTCATGGTAAGATCGATAATATCACCGTAGTAAACACTATTGGTGGATTTGTAGTTTAGGAGTTCCAGACCATTAACAAACATTCCGATATAACCGGAATCGGTCAGAATTTTCTCCTTTCTGTTGACTGGTTCTAAGACAGTTCGATAAAGAGCCTGAGGTTTGATCTGTTTATCGTAAAAGTCGAGGAAACTAATAGATGCATCTGTAACAGATCCATTAAAAGTAAAATATGTTTCTCTAAACAAATCAGCCTTACTTCTAGAAAGTTTAATATTACTTTCGTCAACCCGATATACAAAATAAGCACCTGAAGGGATACCCTCAAATCCATTACCGTTGGATTCAAACCATACGGAGTCACCAGTATAAAAACCGTGGTCAGGAAGGGTGGTTGGATTGGTTGGAAGTTTGAGATCTTGAGTTGAATTAAGACTTACAGAGAACTGAATCTTCTTATCGTAAGGATTTGTCTCTAGATCATAATAACGAGGAATTGAGTTTGATGCAATGAGTGTACTGCCATTGAACTTGGCATACGTATTTTGAACATTTGCAACAAAATCTTCAATATATGGTTGTCTAGTTGAATTACCCTTTAGAAGTTGGTTTTCAAGGTAAAACTCACCAATTAGAGGAATAGCAACGTTAAAAGTCACATTGACCGTGTTAGGATCAATGGTTCTTGTTACCTGACCTACAGTTGATACAGTATAATCTTCATTTTCATATCTTACGATATAACCCTCTTTAAAGAAGGTCTCATCAAATACTCTAATCTTGTAAACGAAATTTATCGCATCAACAACTTCGATTTTTTCGATCTTAAACTTTGTCTTTACATTTAGAATGTAATTATTGTTCTTTTTTCCCGGTGCCTCATATCCAAGAGACTTAATTTGGATGGTATCATCCTTTCTAAAGTAAGCAGTTGGAGTATTTTGAACAAAGTCCTTAAGGGTGTTTGTAAATCTTACTTTGATTTCTTTTTCTGTACTAACACCAACGTATGCATAAGAATAGTTGTCGAGTTTTGCATCAACTCTATTAAGAATTTCTTCTTCTACTCCTGATACGTTGAAAAACTGATTAAGAGTCTTACCACTGTAAGCAACACTTACTTCTTCACCCGTTTGGTTAAGTAAAGCAATCCTACCAAACTCAGGAAAGTCAACTGTAGAGTCTACATTGATAATAGTGGCCCCAATAGAAACATTCTCCAGAACTTTGGTTAGAGGGTTGGCTTTAAAAGTACCAAAGATAGATCCCTCAACGTCTGTGTCCCTGTTATATCCGGTATCAATACTAATCTGGTAAAACTGGTACTCATCATAGGGAATCTGCTGAACGTTCGTTACAGACCCTCTAGCATTGGTCTCACGTTGATATATTGTGAGGTTTAGTAACTCTAGGGGATCACCCTGTAATTTCTCAACAACAAAATCTTTGGTTACTTTATAATCAGCGTTTGATGGAGTAAGGAGAAATTGAGATGGCCTAATAATTTCTACATCTTCACCATAAAGAGCCCTAAACAGAATTTCATAGGACTGATCTGTGCCTTTTGAGGTATAAAAACTATCTGCGTTGTATATAAAATTTTGAGTATTGAGTCCAGGGTAAAAATTCCTATCTGTAAACCCAGGAGTGACTTGATATTTTAGTTTTGTGAAGAATTGCTGTAAAAACAGGATATTCAGGTTTTCAACCGTTGATCCATCAGTGTGTGACTCTGCCTGTGTCTCAGTAAATGTACATTCGTCGGGAGCACCTGTCGTAATGTACGTGGTAATGCCACTAAATCCTCTAGAACAATTTTCAAAGACAGTATCAGTCTTTGTTGCATAGAAAATGATCTCATTATCAATTTTAATGATTCCATTGGTCTCAGAAAAGCCAAGAGTGGACTTAACTTTGATATCCGTGTCCGTATATCCTACTTCCTGTGTTAAAACAGTACCAGTTACTAAATTTGTTAGATTTTCTACTTTTACATATTGGTCAATATTGTTAACAAGATCAACAGGACCACTTTCATATTCCTGAGATACGTAATATTGCTCCAGAAAATCCGTAAGAAGAGGGAAGTCCTCTCTAACGTACTGAGGAAGTTGACTAGAAACAATTTCCTGAAACTTTACTCTATCTACTGTCATTTTCTATTAGTAGGATTAATAACCGGATGATCCGCCACTTCTGGATGAAGATGACATTGATGTTGTTGTAGTAGTTGACGATGTTGTGCTAGGTCTAACAGTTTGACCACTTGGAGCAGCTATATTAAGACCAGCACTCTGAACAATTGTATCAGTTGTAGTGGAGGTGGTAGTTGAAATCGTTTCAACATCAGTAGTCACGATTGGAATACCTCTTACGAGACGGGTTGAACCGTAACTAGAAGAGACAATATAATTACTACCTGAAATATCATTTCCAGATGCAATATTGTCCAAAAGAACGTCTACTGTTGTATTATTTACATCCAATTGTAGATAGAGATCTTGGAGGCCAATAACGTCATTTGAGTATGGCTGAGCCGATACTTCAACTAGTGGTGAATTCTTATTAACGACTGTAGAGATGATATTAATTGGGTTTAAACGAATCTCACCTTTCCTGTAATCGATAGAACCGACATTTTGTTTTACTATAATCGGTTCAGAGGGAGAATTCAGCTTAAAGAGGAAGAGTTTTCCTTTTTCAAGATCCATATTTGGCTTATCACCCAAATACACGGTGCCACTAATACCACTAACGGTAAAACCACTTGATCTAATGTTATATCCAATCATATTGCCAGAGAAATTAGCGGCGTGTCCATGATTTTTGACGTAGAAACGGTTACCATAACACAGTTCATACTCTGCAAACTGATTTAGTTTGGCAACCATGTCCCTCCTCATATTAATATTTGTAATATTAGAGGTAATAGACTCGTTACTCTGGTCAATAATTTGTTGGAATTGTGAATATTTGAAACGAGCACCAAACATATTCAATGAAGAAGAGTCGGCATAAGTGGCAATATTCTTAACAACCACGTTTTGAACGAATGAAGGGGATGGTGCAAGGTTAGAATTGTAATAAACCTCACAATCTGCTTCCACATAGAGGTACTTCAAATCAACAATTTCTGGCCTAATACCGGCAACAGAGTAGTTTTTGATCTGGAATTGAATATTTTGTTTAATTGAGCTTGACAGAAAAACACCGTTAAAGGGCTTAATACTGATGAAAACCTTACCAAATTGGGGTGGATCTAATTCTTCACCTCCAAAAGCCGATACAGACTCGGCTTCGGGGTAAATTTGGGGCAACAATGCCTCATAATCGGCTGCGGTAACTGCCCGATTTTGGGAAGCATAGATTTGAGGAGCGAATTTTTTGACTGATTCGACCGATTCAATGGCCTTTCCACCTCTAGAAATGGAGTTAGTGGTTACAACTGACACTCCAGAACTGATTGCGGCACCATTATTACCCTGAAGGTTGCCAATAAAGGTGAAATCTGCGATTTGGTTCGATGCTGAACCGCTACAGGTGATGTAACTGGCCTCAATATAGTTCTGATTTTCCAATTTTACGCCAAAAATGCCGTCTCCGAACAAAAGTTCGTACCTTTCTTGGCCAATTTCTTGAATAAAATACGATCTGGTCGATGCAGTAACATCAAAAAGACTCGTATAAAGGGAAAATTTCCTTGAGACCGACGAATCTTTGGTATCACGGACAATTACAGACAATAAATCAGTGTCAATACCGGAATTCGGCAGGATAAATTTCTGATTTGGGTTGGCTGTATCTACGGTGAAGGTTTGTGTGATGTAAGTTCCTTCATAAACACGGATATCTCTGAAATTTGCCTTACCAGTAGCGTCTACTGGGACCGTAATATCGTTAAGAATCGAAAAAATGTAATTTAAATTCTTGTTTACACCTGTTGATCTGGAAGTTAGTACTGCTCCGGCCTTCAAAGTGACTGCTACGGCCGTAGTATTACTTACATCTACAGTAAAAGTCACGTTAGAAACAGAAGACTTACGTGATCTTGGGACATATCCAATATTTCTTGCCAAAGATACCACATTCTCTCTTAATGTGGCACTATCAATGAATACCTCATTCGTCACCATGTTGGCGTTGTAAGAGGTGATGTACGTATTATATGCTAATGCATCGATGATTGTACTTAGATTAGATCCCTCAAAGTCGTAATCAGTAAAGTTTGAGTTGGCACGAAGATAGTCCTTGATGGACTCCTTAATCCCATAGAAATCTAAGTTACTAAAATTAACTAACGGCATTTACCTAGTGGGTTGTAATGCGAATGATAATTGTTGTGGTAATACCTCAATACCAATGATGTCATAGTTAATGATACATTCAAACTCATTACTATCAAAATTAGGATTAACTTCGACTGAGTTTAAACTAACTCTTGGTTCATAGTTATTGATAGTATCTTCAATTTCTGATTGAATTGAACTAGCCGTAATACGATCTAGACTTTCAAACAACAAATTTGATACATTACTCCCTACAAGGGGTTCAAATGGTTTTTCTCCTGGAATAGTGAAAACCAGATTACGTATTGCACGTGCAATGGCATTCTCATTTCTAGTAACAATCACATCATTATTGATGGGATTTACCTGAAACGTAGCACTTACGTCTAAAAAACCTTTACTGAGCCGACGAGTTGGCACTTAATTATTATACAACAATTCTCAGTTATTTAGACGGCCAAAAGTAAATTATTCAGTCAACATATCACTGACATCTTCATTTTCCCAGAAGTCCTTATAATCAGCCTCACTGGCCTCATAGAATCCATCCTCACGAACCTTCTTCTTATTCTTAGGAGTCTTCTGATCGTTATTGATCTCTCTTAGGAAGTTTTGGTTTTCCATATCACTTTTTACCTATTTATTGTGGATCGGCATATCTTCCCTCTTGTGAGTGCCAGGTATCCATACCTTCACTCATAGAGTTGTAGTAGTTGATTGGGTCCTCAAGGTCTTTTACCTCATACATGTAGTGGTCGGACGTTTCCATACGTCTCTTGTTCTCCACACTGTACACTGTGGTGTCAATCTCATAACCAGGGTTCTTGGTAATACGATTGAAGGTCCATGCATTATCAAACCAAATAATACGGTTATTTGGAT